ACAAATCATTTGTCGAACATGGATTCGTTCATATATTTGCCGTTGCAAGACACAAAAAAACATATCAAGAGGGTCTCGAACGATTTTGGTCTAGACAAGATAGATTAGATTATTATCTACCAGTATTAGGTCATATCTCAGAACAACCAGTTTATACAAAAGAGATATACGCTCTTGCAGATAACGGAACAGATGTATTCGGATATCAAGAAGCCTGGAGCGATTACCGTTACAAACCAAATAGAGTCACAGGAGAAATGCGCGAAGCAGCAACAAATAGCTTCGATATATGGCATTTTGCAGACCATTACTCCAGCGCTCCGACTTTATCGGCTAGCTGGATGGAAGATAATTCCGAAACAAATATACAAAGAGCTTTAGCAGTGGCAACTGGAGACCAAATCAAACTAAATGTTCGCTTCGATTTAGAAGCAACGAGACCAATTCCAGTTAATTCTATTCCAGGTCTTATAGACCATTTCTAAGGGGGTCATTATGTCATTTAAAAGTATAGTAAGTAATGTTGCTGGATTACCAGCAACACAGGCTCAATCAATTGATCCTAGACTAGAAACTGGCTGGTGGTCTAGTCTGACAGGAGGAAAAAAAGAAAAAGCAGCAAATATAGCAGAAGCAGATTATAATCGAGCTTTCCAAGCAGCGGAAGCGATCAAAGGTAGAGAGTTCTCCAGCGCAGAAGCGCAAAAATCAAGAGATTATAGCGAGAGATTATCAAATACAGCTTATCAAAGAGCCGTTGCAGATTTAAAAAAAGCAGGATTAAATCCAGCGCTCTTATATTCGCATGCTAGCGCTTCGGCTTCTACACCTAGTTCAAGTACAGCTAGCGCAGGAAGTACTCCCAGCGGTGGAACAGCTTCGCCTACAGCTAGCTCCACAGGTCAACTAGCAATGATACTTGCTTCAGTAGTTGGAGCAGGTATTGCAGCTGGCTCGAAAGTAGCGGCTTCAAATTCCGCTCTTGCTTCTCTTCAAAAAAGATATGGGAGAAGTTAATGTGCATAATATCACTTGTCTATTTATGCACAGGTGACACCAGTCACCAAAAAGTAGGTGAAAAAAATGTGCTATAGTCCTATAAAAATACTAAACAAAAAAACTGGTATCTATGAAAGCAGAAGCTGTCGAAAATGTATAGAGTGCTTACAAGTTCGTGCTAACGAATGGGCACTTCGAGGTCATTTCGAATTAAAAGAACATAAAGAAAATTGCTTCATAACATTAACATATGCAAAAAATCCAGTTATATTACATAAAGAGCACATGCAAAAATTCATAAAAAAACTCAGAAAACAAATATATCCAAAAAAAATTAAATACTTTAGCTGTGGAGAGTATGGAGATAGAAAGTTAAGACCTCATTATCATATCATTATCTTTGGATATGATTTTAAGGATAAAATATACAGTCATAATAGCAAATCTAACATACCAATATATATATCTAAGCAGCTAACGGATATATGGGGACATGGAGAAACAACAGTACAAACAGCTAATGCTAACACTGTTAGATATTCTGCAAAGTATAGTGCAAAGTTAAAAGATCATTTACCAAGTAATTTACAAGCATATCCGGAATTCAACACCATGTCTCAAAACTTAGGAGTGAAACCAATATTGAAAAATATAGAAACCTATCTAAAAACAGACCAAATATATATTGAGGGCTTTAGTTATAAGATACCTCAAACAATATTAATCAAATATGTAAATACAGATAGCAAATTCACGACTTATGGAGAACGTTATAACTTCATTCAAGAATTTAAAGAAAAACGATTTAATCAATATTCAACATATCCTGAGTTAAAAGTACGAGAAAGACTAGCTAAGAAGCGAGTCCTACATAGTTCATTAAGAACACTATAATTCTAAAGGCTCTTGTATTATAGAGCCTTTTAGTTATATAATAAAAGAGTAACAGAAAGACAAATGTTCTATTGTGCAGTTAACGGTTCTATCAGATAACATAGGAGCGAAGCGTGCCCAGTTCAACAGAAACGGAGAAAAAAATGAGAATAAAATTGTCGCCTTAATAGTAAACACTGAAAAACTGATCCTTTCCAGGATTCAGAGCTCAAAAAAAAACAAATGACTCAAAATAGCGATATAAAATAAAAAAAACAAAAAAACAAAAATAAACAAAAAAATAAAAAAGGAGATAAAAAACATGTCATTTAGAAAAAGACTAAACAAAAAAACAAGTCGCAGAAAGTTCAAAGCAGGCGCAAAAGTTAATTCAAAAAACAAACCTCGTACTTCTCGCGGTGGTATTAGACTATGAAACAATATGTTTATCAAATAGCTCTTAGGAGAGCAGATAACGAAAAAAAACAATTCATAATCGAAAGGGATATGGTTTACACAGAAACACCTATCACAGAAGAACAAGGATATAATATTAGTCAAAAATATGAATGTGATATTGAAATTACGTTAATTGGAATTTTAACACCTACAAAAAAAGAAGTCGTTATTAAAAAAGACTTCAATACAAAAGAAATGATATCTAAAAAACTGGTAGCATGGAAAACACCACTTCAAGAATTAAAGGAGATTTCAAAAAATGAAAACAACAGTATATAATAGATACAATGCACCACGTGGAAAAGCAGTTGCAGCTGGTGAAGAAATATATACATGGGAAGCTAGAAACGATAAAGGTGAAATAGTTATAGATAGTAAAAATGTGAAAGAAGAAATCAATTCTTATTTGCCTTTAGTTGATTATAAAAAGCAAATAGCTAGAGGGGAGCTAGAATTAAATGGAAATAGTACTAACGAAATCATACGAGATTTTACAGGCGTATCCGGAGATACGGTTGATATTGTTAATATGCTTGCTAAAATTGCTAGCATGGATAAAGAGCAAATTGATAGTTTGGTTAAAAGTCTTACTTCACAAGACGGAGAAATCACAAGTGAAAACAAACAAGAAAGTGGAGAAGTTAATGTTACAACTCCACAAACTCAATCCAACGATAGCGCAAATACTACAGAAGATAATGGAGGGTCAAACTAATGTCTAGAAATTCAGTAAAATCAGCAAGTCAAGATTTTGGTCAAGTAGTACATGCCGATATACCAAGAAGTACATTCAAACGACCTAGTACTTTAGTAACAACATTCAATGCTGGAGATTTAGTACCAGTTTTTATTGATGAAGTGCTTCCAGGTGATACTTATAAAATGTCTATCTCTCATGTAGCTAGACTTATTACGCCATTAGTTCCAGTTATGGATAATATAAATATTGAGTTCTTTGCGTTCTTTGTTCCAAATCGTATAGTTTGGGAAAATTGGGCAAAGTTAAACGGAGAAAATAATAGCTCAGCATGGACACCAGCAAGTGCTCCAGCTGGAGTACCTCATTACACAGGAAATAATCCGCAATTAGAGAAAAAAATCGGTGATTATTATGGGCTTCCTATTGGACTAAATCCAAGTTATCACTCTATAAATGTTTTACCATTTAGAGGATATCGAAAAATATACAATGATTGGTTTAGAAACCAAAATGTTCAAGCTCCATTATTAGAAACTAGTGGAGATAGTCCCGCAAGTCATACATTAAGTTATAATATGGCTTTAGCAAAAACAAATAAACCATTTGACTATTTCACAGCTTGTTTACCAAGTCCACAAAAGGGAGAAAGTCAAATAATACCTATCAATTTAAATGAATTGATTCCAGTTATTACGCAAACAGATTTAGCTATGACAGGAGCACAAGAGACATTAAGATTTGCAAATGCTTCTAATGGTTCTACAGCTAGTGGTAACGTTAGCGTTGGCGCTTCCGGTTCTGTCAATAGAGATGATTTAACACTAGGAACAACACAAAATAATTTATATCCAAGTAATTTATGGGCAGACGGTAGCGGTATTGATATTAACAGTACAACAATATCCGATTTACGAACAGCATTTCAAATTCAAAGATTATATGAACGAGACGCTCGAGGCGGAACTCGTTATGTTGAAATGTTAAAAGCTCACTTTGGAGTAGATGCTGGCGATTACAGATTGCAAAGACCGGAGTTTTTAGGTCATGCAAGAAGCATGGTAAATATCAACCAAGTAGAACAAACTTCTGAAACAGGAACAACTGTTCAAGGTAATTTAGCAGCATATGGACATTCACAAGGTCAAAATTACCTATTCAACAAATCATTTGTCGAACATGGATTCGTTCATATATTTGCCGTTGCAAGACACAAAAAAACATATCAAGAGGGTCTCCAACGATCGTGACTGGGAAAC